TGCTTCATTTAGTTGACGAAAAAAAGCTAAAAGAGGCAAGTTTAAATAATGTCGCCTATTCATTCAGCCAGGTAGCTAAAGAGTTACACCTTGCCGAAAACACGCCAACAGATTTAAATGCAACCGTGTTAGCTATTAAAGATATTGAAGCACTCCGGAATGAAGCTAACCAGCTGACAAAACAACTAAGGGAAGAGGAAACACCTGTGGATAACCTGTAGATAACCTGTGGATAACCTGTAGATAACCTGTTTGTTAATATGTTGATAACTTATTGATAAGTTGTGGATAACCCTGTGGGTAAACCTGGGGATAACCTGTGGAAAACCTGTGGATAACTTTTTGATGAACGCCTACGGGCAGGGGGGTGCTGCTAGGGAGTAATAATATCAACTGCCCTTTCGGAAAAATCCCCTAAAAGAACCACTACGACAAACCTAATCCTGGAATAGCAATCTCTCTAAAAGCCGTTATCTTACAGCAATATCAGCTACTTAGCAAACCTAATCCTGATATAGAAATAACCTTAAAAGACCTTTTGCATATCGCAGTACGCTACGCCATGTTTACAATACGAGCAGTTTAGCAGGAAGGGATGGGTATAAGGTTCTTGTTACGCCTGGTAACGCTTCGGTACGTCTTGTTACAAAGCTGTTACGCTTTTGTTGCGTTACGTGGTATTGGGGTATATTTCAAGACAGACTGGTGGGTTTATAGAACCATTTAGTGAGCCTTTTTTTTTAAGAGCCTAATTAGTAACCCTTAAAGCATAGGAAACCTAAACCGTAATAGGGGAGGTAGCTGGTGAGTGTAAACAACTAATAAGACCTACTCTCCATAAGTCTCAGGAGGGGTTTCCCCACACCCACCAACTACCGTGATGAACTCAGAATAGCCAGATTATATTCCCCTGCGTTTATCGTAGTTCTTGTCGTTTATTCCTCTTACCAGCGATTCTCATGCTGACTCTGCTGGCACAAGTGAGGTAGGTGTGGTTAAACACCCACAGGGTATTCAGTGCTGATGGAAGAATTTAGCTGCCTTTTACGGCACACCCACCAGCATTAGATTAATCTAACCTCATAAAGAGGTATTTGTCAATACCTAAATTAAATATTCTTTTATGTTGACTTGCAAGGTAAGAGGTATTATACTGAAATCATGATAAGGAACTTAGGAAAACCTAATTTAAGGAAGGAGGTGATATAGATGAAAGAGCAAAAGAAGAAGGTTAGGAACTACTATAAGAGGAGTTGGACTTTTTTTAATGAGAAGGATTATTTAAAGGGGTTAGGTAGCTATAGGGAAGATGCTCCGACTAAGACGGTTAGGGAGGTCGTGAAGTTGTTGGATAATGCTATTAGTAGGTATGTGAGGAATGATTTTTACCATGAGTTTGAAGGTACTGATTTGAGTAGGTTGATTATGTATGCCGAAGAGAGGAAAGGTATGTATAAGAATATGTCTCCTTATGCGTATCCGTATAAGAATATTAAGATTAGAAAGGAGATTAAGGTTTGAGACTACATGAATTTGCTATAGACCAGTTGATTAAGGGGAATGATAAAATAAAAAGGAATGGGTTTAAGAAGGATTTTAAAAAGAGGACAAGAAGGAGATACAAGGAACATTGGGATGCTAAAACTGAGGAGGAGAAGAAAGAATATTGGGCTGAACAAGAAGAGTATAAGGATGAGTTTGAATGTGGGTGGAAGGCAGATGCAGATTTTTTTGTTGATGAAATAATGGGTGATTTGACCAGAGTGCCGGATGCGTATAGAATTTGTGAGTTTTGTAAGACTGTTTTTATGTATGAGGTCGAGGACTCACATAAGATTACGGCACATAAGATGGCAGACCTTGCTAACTTATGGTTTTATCTTGACTGTGAATATTGGGATTTAGTTTTATATTCAGTAGATAGGTATGGTGAAACTATAACTTATGTTAATTTGATGGCTTACTGGTACGCTAAGGATGAGTCACTGAGTTAAAGGAGGAGATAGATGCCGGATTTTAAGTATGTAGTAAGAGCTTATCAAAACAAGTATATTCATTTGTTTAAAACAAAGAAGGAAGTTGATGAGTTTTTCAGAACAGAAGATAAATCTAAATGGGTTCTTTTATAGGGAGGTAAAATAATGCCAGCAAAAGTAAGGAAAGGTGATAAGTTGTTTATGATTGTGTTTTCCGGTGAACAGCATAGGAGAATAAGGAGAACAGCCGCTAATATTAATACAACCATGAACAAGGTAATTAAAAACGCAGTGGATGAATACACGAAAGGAAAACTAAATGGGAACAGGTGACTATAATCTATTTTGTCATGGCAACAAAGTTCTAAAGAATAGGGATGGCTATGATAGAATTTTTGGAAAAATTAGAAACTGTACTTGTGTGGTGTGTGGCATTACCGGTGCTGACCGCTATCATCTTAGGGATGGTGCTTATTATTGTACTAACTGTGCAAGCAATAAACGGTTTACTATAGAGGAGCGTCATGTACCTTAAAAAAATCATAAAAGAAGTGGATTGACATATCAAAAAAGGTATGCTAAAAGTTTATGATGAAAAAGATACTATGAGGAACTATAATATGAAAATGCAAACAATAGCGGTATTTATTCTTGTTATTTTATTATCTTATGCGTCTGCTTTTGATTCGGAACTGAAAGTTCCAAAGGCAACTGGTAATAATGACCCCGACCCTCTCATAGATGTTTATGACTCTAAGGTGTACAAAGCGTTTATGAAAGAGAACCATGACAGGGTAGAGGAGTACCTTGATTCCCGTAAAGATGTTCACCCTATAGTCAGGAAATGTTTTGGAAAATTTTTACATTCGGAAGCTGCCTGGTTTGACATGATTGACTGGTTTACATTTTCCACCAAGGAAGGTGTTCAGTGGTATCAACTGGAGAGCAGCGAGGTAAAAGCACTGCTGAACAAACATAAGTACATAGTTGACTGGGGTAACTGTTTACAGATTTCACTTCAAGAACAATGGAAAAACAAAAAGATATTATAGAATTATTTCATTTAAATCAGTTTGGAAAAGAAATGGAGGAATATTTAGATGTCAAAACAATTAACAACCAACTTCCATTCTGATGAATTCAAATGCCCTTGCTGTGGCAAGGATGATATAGATATGAACTTTGTTATTAATCTACAGATAGCAAGAGACCATTCAGATGTCAAGTTTATCATTACAAGTGGAGTGAGATGCGAGAAACATAACAAGGAAGTTGGTGGTAAAGAAACATCAAGTCACCTAAAAGGACTTGCTTGTGATTTGGTGGCGCAAAACAGTTCTACGAGAGGACTATTGTTGAAAGCTATATATCATTCTTTTTTAAGAGTAGGAATAGGGAAAGACTTCATCCATGTGGATGATGATATGGTTAAAGCACAAAATGTTACTTGGCTTTATTAAAAAGGACATGAGATGGTAGGGATAATTAAATGGCTATAAATAAAAGTATGGCTGCTATTATAGTAGCCTTTATAACGGGTCTATCACCTATGGGAGTAATCTTAACTCAAGAGTTGATGGAACAAAGAAAAATGGAGGCAGGTGTCATTGATACATCTGTTCTCTTAAATCATTCTCTATTTACTCATGCTGATACGTGGGTTGATTTGATTATTCCGGGGTTACAAGTTTCAGACAATGCTAGAGAATTTTTAACAATTAAATTTGTAGCATTTCAAGAAGCATTAGAAGAACTTGTAGAAAACAATGATTTTAATATGATGACAGATGCTCGGTTAAATTCAGTAGTGACTAAAAATTTAAATGAGACTGTATCTAATTATATAGCAGACGCACGACGAGCTGGTATTCCAGAAGAATTTATCCGAAACTTTAATCTTTGGCATCAACAGGTTGTTAATATCTTAACACAAAGTATTGAAGACAATGTTTATTCAATGATACATACCACACAAAACTCAAAGATGTACGCAATTTTGACAGCGTATGATGCAGCTCTTGGTGCAACTATTGAGGACGTAGAAAAAACATTAGAAGCTAGTAATCCGTAGAGGGCATGAATTACTTCTATGCGAGGCTTTTAAAGAAATGTTACTTGGCTTTATTAATAAGGAGAATAGGATGAGTGGATTGGCAAGAACCTTGAAAAGAATAAAAAAAAGTTTCAAAGAAAGTCAAAACATGACAACTGCTGAAGGTAGAAAGTTTTTTGAAGAAAGAGAAAAACAAGGTAAGGTTGATTTGCAGAAACAGTTTGAGGCTCAACAAGAAAGAGAGACTCGGGAGTGGCTTCGACAACCGAAGGCAAAAAAGAATTATGTCAATTGGCATACAGGTGAGTATATTGACAAGGACCTTTTAAAGGAAATCAATCTAAAATCCGCAGAGAATCTTGCTAAGAAAAAAAGAGAGAGGCAGGAACAGTATAAGGCTCAACAAGAAAGAGAGAGGCAGGAAAGACTCCAAGTATTAAAGAAGAAATTTAAAGGTTACTATAAAAAGAAATTCCAGACGGAGGAGAAGGATAAAAAGGAAACAAAGAAAACTCTGGCAAAGAAAGAGACCAAAGCAAAAAAAGAAACTAAGAAAAAAAGATAATGGCACATCAAAATAGAAAAGGGAGGAGAAAACTTGGAAGTAAAAAAAGAAGAGAGATGCGGAAGCGAAGAAACAGGAAGAAGTAAGACACTACAAGATGCTGAGTTTGATACAATGCAAAGCGATGATGGTGTTAAGATAGACCTTGCCTTTATTGTATTTATTCTTAAGATGATGACTAACTTCTTTGTACTTATGGGTAAAGATAAACATAAAACTATTAAAGTAGAACAGATGATGATAGATATGATAGTTAAATTCTTTGAAGAGAATAAAGGTAGGTCATTCTCTGAGTTTCTAACACAAGAACCAAGAAAAGAAGAAACTGCTGATAATCTGGTGTTATAATGAATCTTAAATATTGGGGATTAGTAATATGTGTGTTAATTCTATTTACTTTTGGTTTAAGAAATTCTTTCCTGAGAAAACGCATAGCGAGGCTGATGGCAAAAGAGGAAAAGCATATACAGGCGAAGCGGAAGGAAAAGCTAAATATTGCGATTGCTCCTTTGCAAACAGAGATACAAAGGTCAAAAAAGGAAAAACACATAACAAAAAAAGAGTACAGGATATTACAATTCCAAGAAGAAGAACTAAGAGAAAAGCTAAAAGCCGCACAAGAAAAGTACCGAAAAGCTCATGTAGATGAAATGCGTCTTAATGGAGAATTAGCCTATGCAGGAAAATAACAAGGGTTTTTGGTTAAATGTTTTAGTTGCTTTTGTTATTTTAGCATTAGCTATACTATGTGCAAAAGTTGCACTTGCTACAGAAGTAGAAGATATACAGGCAGAACTCATTACTAACCTTGAGAAACAAGTAGAGAAACAGAAAGAAATTAATACTGATAACGAAAAGATTATAGAAGGTAATAAAAAGATAATTGAGATGCAGGAGAAACATCTTGAGCTTCAGAACAAAGACATTAATAGATTAATAGATGAAAAGGTTAAAGGTGGGGATGGGATAGTAGATGATGTGAAAAAACAAGCTGCTATTCCTATGTTTATCTGGATACTCCTAAGTTTGTTATAAGTGGACATTAAATCTCTTGACATTAAAAAATTAAAGAAACTTCCAAGAGCAGAACGATTAGCCCTTGCAGACAAGATTGATGAGTGGGAAAAGAATGTTCTTGGTGCTAAGTCAGACTTCCTGAAAAACCAAAATCCTTTCATATACTTTGAACCTTCTGATGGAACTGTATCTCCAGAGGGTATAGAGTTCCTTAGAAAGCACATCAACGAAGAGGATATACCTCCAAAGTTTGAATCTCAATTAGATGCTATTAAAGCATTAGCTGACAATAGTGTTATTGCTATCTTAGGTGCTAACCAAGCAGGTAAGACTCTTATTATTTGTATAATTGGGTATATCCTTTCTACTGGAGAAGTACCTGAGTTTTTAAAAGACATCTTTCCAAAAGAATTACTCCCTACTAAGTTTCCGGTTAAAGGTCGTGTGGTGGGTGTTGATAACAGGCAGTTGCTCAATGCTGTTTTAAGGGAGTGGAAGAAGTTTGCTCCGAAGAACTGTTTAAGGAATGGTAACTGGAAGGATAGTTGGAACTCAGAGCGTAAGACATTGACACTCTACCGGAATAATAACTTTGTATTAGCTGAAGTAGAGTTTATGACTAATGAACAAGATGTGGATTCTTTTCAGGGGGTGCAGTTGCATTGGGTAGCTTATGATGAAGAACCTAAAGAGAAAATACGAAAAGAGAACTTGATGAGGTTTATTACTTCTGATAGAATTATAGAGTTATTTGGTTTTACTCCGACTCATGGTTTGTCTTGGAGTTCGGAACTGTTCTTTAATAACGAAGATAACGATAATGTTAAGTTAATAAAGTTGGCTTCTATCACAAATAAGAAGGCTAACATAAAGATGTTGGAGGAAATAGCAACTCAGGAGACTGATTATAATAAAAAGAAGATGCGGTTACTTGGTGATTTCGTTTCTCTTTCTGGTCTTGTTTATTCTAACTTGTTTAGCGAGAAGGTTCATGTAGTAAAACCTTTTGACTTGAACATGGAAGAGTTTGTTGTTTATCGTGGGCTTGACCCACACATGACTAAACCAACCGTTGCTGTGGAGGTGGCAGTAGATAGGGAGGGTTTTAAGTATGTTGTCGGAACATATAAATCTAAACACGGAGACGACACAGAAATCATCAAAGAGAACCTGGCGAAACGAGCAGCTGACAGAAATTACAGGCTTGGGTGGACAAATTGTGACAAGTCTGCTGATAGCACTATACGCATCATTGGTGATTATAATGCTTTTGTGCTTTTGGGTAGGGGAGCTAATGCCATCCCTGCTTTGTTCAAAAGTGAAAAGTTTACTGGGTCTAAAATAGCAGGAGTAGATTTGATTAGACAAAACCTAAGAGTTGATGATAAAATTAACTTGCCAAAGTTAGTTATATTTGATATACCAGAAAACAAAGAACTTATACACTCCATGAAAACATTAGAACGAGATACGTTTGCAAATGAAGACATTAAAGTAAAAGACGATATTAAAGAAGGCAAACATGATGCTCATGCTGCGTTGCGTTATGCACATCAGAGAATAATGAACTGGATGCCTTTAAATCAAATAATACCAGAACCGGAAGAGGTTAATGAAACTGTAGGATATTAAGGAGGTTATTATGGCTGGCACAGTTAAAGTAACAAAAGATAGAATAAGCGGTGGTGGTAGACGTAAGAGTTCAGTACTAACAAGACCAGATACGTCTGGTGGTTTTGAAATATTTGATGAAAAGAAATTTCAAAGAACAAAGAACAAAAAAGCAAAATTTAAATATTTTATGAAGTCTGTTAGACCAAAGAAGCCTTCGCCAAGACAGAAAAGTAAAAAAGAAAAACAAGAAGCTGGCGAAGAATAAACATATTAATAGGAGGTTCACAATGCCGAAAGACGACTTCATAGGTACAGTAGAACGGTGGAAGCACGAAGCACAGGAATTAAGAAGGC